TCGGGTCGCCGAGTCCGTCGCCGTCGACCAGCCCGGCACCATCACCCAGTCCGAGCCCTAGTCCGTCGCCGACGCCCAGTCCGACACCGACTGGGCCGGTGTCGTCGATCCGGAACTGCTTCGGCGACGTGAAGAACAGCTCAGGTCCGATCGACCAGGCGCGGCTGGCCGCGTGCGGTTACCCGACGCTGGCCAGCACGGGCGTGCCGGCGGGTACGGCGCTCACGGCCTACACGGGGCCGCTGACCATCACCACGGCGGGGACGGTCATCGACGGTAAGACGATCAACGGGTGTCTGAACGTGCGGGCTGTGAACGTGACCATCCGCAACTCGCGGATCACCTGCACCGGCACCAGCGAGTTGGCCGGCGTGTACGCCGACCTGGCGCCGTCGGCGGCGAACCTACGGATCGACCGGGTCGAGATTACCTGCGTGACCGGGAAGCGGCACGGCATCTGGGGTCACGGCATGACCGTGACCGGGTTGTACGTGCACGACTGTGAGAACGGGCTCGAGGTCAACGCGAACAGCGTGGTCCGCGACTCGTACATCATGTCACGCGAGGGCGACAGCACTGCGCACGGCGATGACATCCAGTCGCAGGGCGGCTCGGACGTGCTGATCGAACACAACACGTTCGCCGGGCTCAACCCGATCACGTCGAGCATCATCAGCAACCCGGACAACAACTCGCGCTGGACGATCAGGCGGAACTTCTTCAGTGCTGGTGCGCTCACACTGTACTGCCCGGAGAACGTCGCAGGTGGTTGGGTCGTGACGGACAATCGGTTCTACGGTCCGTTCGGGAACTGGCAGTCTGACCCGCACCGGCCGGCGTACGGCTTCACCGACGCGTGCGGCGGGGTCGGCACCTGGACGGGTAACTACCGGGACGACACTGGGGCGGTGGTCAACCGGTAAGTTCACCCAAAACGGAGGCTCCAGGATCATCCTGGGGCCTCCGTCGTACGCCGGCCTGGTAGGTTGTATCGGTCGACTAGGAGGTGCCTGTGCTCAACAACAGCCCGAAGGTCCGGGCGATCATCTACTGGGTGACTGTGGTGTTCGGCACCGTGGCCATCGGTCTTCAGGCCATCCCGACGTCCTGGGCGGACCAGGCCGCGGCAGGACTGAACAACGTGGCGGCGTACCTGGCCACACTGGTTGGCGTCACCGCCGTATCGAACCTGACCGCCGGCCCGGACACCCAGCTACTCCCGCCGTCGACCGACACGTAGGAGGTTCCACCGTGCTCAACCTGCTCATCCTCATCGCCGCGCTGCTCGCGTTCCTCTACGCGGCGTGGAAGGACAACGCTCGGGTGGCGTACGTGGGTGCTGCGCTACTCACCGTGTCGCTGCTGGTGTAGTGTGCAGCCGCACCAGACGTCCCGCTGGTCGGTCGCGGCCGACCTCGTCGACCAGCCCGAGGTTAAGTGGCGCCGCGACCCGGTCGGCTGGCTGCGGGATCGCGCCCGTGCGGAGACGTGGAGTAAGCAGCGTGAGATCATCGAGAGCGTTCGCGATCACCACAACACGGCGGTGCACAGCTGTCATGAGGTCGGTAAGAGCTGGGTCGCGGCGGCCACGGCCGCATGGTGGCTGGATACCCATCCCGTCGGCGAGGCGCGTGTGGTCACCACGGCGCCTACGCAGGCGCAGGTCGAGGCCATCCTGTGGAATGAGATCAACGGCTTTCACGAGCGAGCTGGACTGGCTGGACGACTGAACCTGACCGAGTGGTACTTCGGCAAGTACCTCGCCGGCATCGGCCGGAAGCCGAGCGAGCACAACACCGCGGCCTTCCAGGGTCTCCACGCGAGGTACTTGCTGCTGATCCTCGATGAGGCGTACGGCATCCCGAAAAACATCTGGGACGGCGGCTCAACGCTGGCCGCGAACGAGCACTCACGTGTCCTGGTCATCGGCAACCCCGACGGACCGGGTGAGTTCCAGGAGGTGTGCCGACCGGACAGCGGCTGGAACGTCATCCACGTCGGCGCGCGGCACACGCCGAACTTCACGGGCGAGCCGGTGTCGCAGATGCTGCGCGACATGCTGATCCACCCCCGCTGGGTGGAGGAGCGCGCAAAGAAGTGGGGTCGCGACTCGGCGCTCTTCCAGTCGAAGTGTGAGGGTAACTTCCCCACAGGCGGCGATCCGTTCGCGGTCATCCGCTATGACTGGGCACGCACCTGCCAGCTCACGGAGTTCCCACCCGGCGTGCCGGTGGAGGCGGGCATCGACGTCGGCGCCGGCGGCGACCGCACGGTCATCCGTGAGCGGCGCGGGCTGCGTGCCGGCCGGGAGATGGAGTTCATCGACGCCGACCCGATCCGCACCGCGGGTGAGCTCAACCTCGCGCTGTCGGAGTGGCGGATCCAGAAGGCCAAGGTCGACTCGACCGGCATCGGCTGGGCGCTGGTCGGCGCACTCCGCGAGGCGTCATCACGGCACAACCCGCTCGGTCCGTGCGTGCACGACGCCGAAATCGTCGCGGTGAACTTCGGTGCTGGTCCGTCCAGCGGTCTCGAGACGAAGTACCTCAACAAGCGCGCGGAGATCTGGTGGGCGGGACGCGAGCGGTCGCGGCCGGGCGTCGAGACGTGGGACCTGAGCTCGGTCGATGACGACGTCATCCACGAGCTGACGTCATCGAAGTATGAGATCCTCGACAACCACGGCAAGGTTAAGATCGAGCCGAAGAAGGACATCATCAAGCGCCTCGGGTTCTCGCCCGACCGCGCGGAGGCGCTGCTGCTCGCGTTTCTCGAGACGACCGCGGAGGGTGGGCTCGTCGGCGTGCAGACGTTGACCGAGGCCATCCTCGGCATCAACGGCGGGGCGCGCGGGTTGCGCCGCAGTCTCGTCGACGACCGGTGGTAGTGACGACGAAGGCCCGGCCGTGGTGGCCGGGCCTTCGATTTTCTTACTTCTTGTCCTCGTCCAGTGGGTATGTCCAGTTCCGCGGCTCGTAAGCCGCGAAGACCACGGACCAGATGCGGTTGTAGAGGTCGTGCAGCTTGCGACCACCGCCACCCTTGCGCATCGTCGTCGGCTTGAACTTCTCGTAGTCGATCTCGAGGACCGCGGACCGCACCCAGAAGGCGAAGTCGTTCCTCATGCAGTAGAGCCGGTACTCGTAGTCCAGCTCGGGTGTCGCGACGACCTCGCTGGTCACCGTGAACCGCTGCATCCGCTTGCGGAGCTTGCGGAGTGTCGCCCGGTCGCGGGAGCGAACCTGGAGGTCCCACGGACGGAGGTCCGTCTCGTCAACACTCCTGTCCCACTCCTCGTAGAATCGAGCACGAAGCTCGTTGGGCAGTGCGGCCGGCATCAGGATGCCGAAGTTCGTCATGATCCACATATCACATCATTCCCTTCATTCGAAGCGGGACCTTCGTCACCACCGTGCGGTTGAGTGCGCCGGCGAGCGCCTTCGTGAACTTACGGGTGCGCTCGCCCTGATACCCGTAGAGCGGCGCCTGCGCATCCAGGTCTCGGATGTACCAGCAGCCGCTGATCTTACCGGCCAGAAGCTCGCGACCGAGGAGGACGCTGAGCTGCCGCATGATGTCGTCGGTCTCGGTGATCGTCGCCTTGTCGGCGTCCCCGTCGATCTGGATAACGGTGCCCTGCTGGAGTGTGACCTTCATGGCGGTCCTCTTTCGTCTCGATCGTTTCCGTCTACAGCTAACTATACCACATTAATCCTAAAGTGAACCCGACCGGGTCAAGATTTCTTAGCCTGCTAGGATCAACGGCGTGACGCCTGGGCTGCTGAACATCCTGCTCATCCTAACGATCTACCGTGCGACGAGGTTCGTGATCAAGGACACGTTCCCACCGATTGAGGTTCCTCGGAACCACATGATCAACTGGTGGGACCCGGATGAGGTGTGGCAGCTGAACCACCCGGACGCACGACCCCACTGGGGTGCGCTGGGTCGGTCACTTCGCTACCTCTTCACGTGCCCGTGGTGCATGAGCGTGTGGGTCGGCGCGGCGGTCGTCTGGGTGGTGCAGGCGTGGTTCACCTCCGTGGAGCTGCCGGTCCTCGTCTGGGCCGCGGCGTCCGGGGTGACGGGTCTACTCCACACGCTGGAGGAGCTGGCCGAGCGCGAGTAGGAGGTTACCGTGCCCGACGTCCTGACGAGGCGTGCTCACGACTCGCGCCGTGTCGTCCGCCGCGACCGCGAGGTGTTGACAGCCGCGGCCGCCATCGTGAAGCCGTCGCGCGCGCTGCGACTCAACAAGTACCCGTGGCAGACCGAGCTGTGGAACTACTACCGCGAGGGAAACGGCGCCTTCAAGTACGGCATGGGCTGGCACTCGCAGACGATGTCGCGCGTGCGGCTGACCGCGGCCATCTCACGCCCGGGTGGTGAGGAGCCGGAGCTGGTCACGGACGGACCCGCCGCGCAGGCGATGCTCGAGTTCTACGGCGGACCGTCGGGGCAGTCGCAGTACATGGCCGCGGTCGACCTGCAGCTGCAGATCCCGGGTGAGTGCTACGTCGTCGGCGAACCCGACGTGGACAACCCGGGTGAGAAGGTCTGGTGCGTTAAGTCCGTTAACGAGATGGACGTCGTCGGCGGTCGGAGTCGACGCGACCGAGGTTCGACCTGGCGGGTGCAGGTCGACGAGGGCGTGTGGCGCGATCTGCCGCCCGACTCGTACGTGTTCCGGCAGTGGATCCCCGACCCCGAGCACGGCTGGCGTCCCGACTCCCCGGCGCGCGGCGCGCTCCGCACCCTGCGACTCATCGACATGTTCGAGCGCCGGATGATGGCGCAGGCCGTGTCCCGGCTCGCGATGAACGGCTTTCTCAAGTACGCGGCCGAGATCACGTGGCCGGTTAACCCGCAGTTCAAGGACTCGCACGACCCGTTCATCGCCGAGCTGCTCGACATTGCGGACAAGGTCATCGAGAACCCGGAGTCGGCCCTCGCCGCGATACCCATGCCGATCAGGATCCCGTCCGAGTACTTCGATAAGTTCGAGCACGTCGAGTTCTCCAACCCGTACGACGAGCGGATGGCGGAGCTGCTCACCGGCCTGTATGACAAGCTCAGCGTCGCGATGAACATGCCCAAGGAGGTCGTCACCGGCATGGGTGAGACCTCCCACTGGAACGCCTGGTCACTGGACGAGCAGGGCATCGAGACGCACATCAAGCCGCCGGCCGAGATGTACGTCCAGGGCCTCACGAAGGCGTACCTTCGCCCGTGGCTCATCGCGGCGGGCGCACCCACACGGGCTGACAACGACGGCGAGTACATCGTGTGGTACACCACCGACGAGCTCGACGTTCCACCCGACATGTCCGCCGCCGCCGACGCCGCATACGACCGGCAGGCTATCAATGCGCAGGGCTACCGCACGCTCAAGGGCATCGACGAGTCGATGAAGCCGAGCAACAGCGAGCTCCGCGACCAGCTCCTCCTGCAGCTGGCGAAGGACCCCACCCAGGCTCCCGCCGCGATCGAGGAGCTCACCGGATCTCCGGTGGCCGGTGCGTCATCCGGCCCAGGTGGTGTGGACGGCGGGACCCCGTCGACTCAGCCCACACCGGCCACCGGACCACCGGAGCAGCCGCCCGCGGGTCCTGGACAACCTGCGACGCCACCGCCCCCGCCGTCCGGGTAGCAACCCATGGTCCAGGTGCGAGGCTACACCGAGGACGATGTAGACGTCCTGGCGGACGGACTGGCCGAGCTTATCCAAGCGTCGCTGACACGCGCCATCACGAAGACCACAGCACACGTTAACCCGGCACTGACCGCCTCGTCATCCGCAGGACTGTCGCCCAGCGACATCTCCGTCATCACCGAGTACTGGCAGGAGGAGGTCGACGGCGTCCTCGTGCCGTACGTGGGCGAGGTGTATCAAGGGTCGGCGGTGAGCGTCGCGGCCGGACTGGCGGACGGCTTCCCCAGCGAGGAGCTCGCGGGCGTACCCGCGGTCGCGGACGACTTCCAGCTCGCCTTCATGAAGAGCGTCACGCCGGAGTTCGTCGGGGTCGGCGACGAGGTCTGGGCGGACGTCCGTGAGGTCGTGGTGCAGGGCATCAAGAGTGGCGAGTCGGTGGAGCAGATCGCCGCGAAGATGCAGCACGTCGGCGACTTCACGCAGAAGAAGGCGACCCAGGTCGCTCGCACAGCCGTGCACACCGCGGCCGAGTCGGGCAGCATCGCACAGCTTCGGTTCATCGGCTACTCCGACGAGGAGATCGAGAAGGAGTGGCTGACGATCCACGACCTGCGCACGCGGCCGGCGCACGCCTTCGCCGACGGGCAGAAGCGCCCGCTCAGCAAGCCGTTCGACGTGGGTGCGTCGTCGCTCGACTTCCCGGGTGACCCGTCCGGCCACTACGCCGACATCGTCAACTGCCGGTGCACGGCGCTGTTCAACGTGCAGGATCCGCCGCCGGTGCGGTGCTCGCCGATGACGGTGGACAAGCTCGAGAAGCACCTGTCGGCGAAGGTGGAGCAGAAGTTCTCGGAGGTGCACGAGCCGTTCAAGGCGATGGGTCTGCCGGCGGTGACCGCGGCCGGTACGACCGCC